ACAGCTAAAAAAGACTCAAAAGAAAAACCCGCTGAAGAAGCATTGAAATTTGTAATAATGGTAGTCAATGTTTTATAAAAGACAAGGTATGACATGACTTTCGCAATCGTTCCCGCACTGTTGGCGCCTGTCATCTGCGAAAAAACTTCGTCATCTCCTCTATAAAAATCAGAGAGAGACTTTAGCTTGGCCTCTAAATCCTCGCCCCCAATATTTCTTAAAAAATTATCTAATTGGGCGCGCTGTTCAGACGGAATTTGGGCGCCCCCTTCAGCAGTGTTCAACTGCGACCATCCAATCTCAGAAACCGCGATATCAGCAATTGATGACCAGCTTAAAGTTTGTGGCGCGCTGTTTTCTTGAACAAGACTGGGGGTGCCCATCTGTTCTTCAATAATTTGTAAAAGGTTTTCGAAGTTAAGTGCGTCTTTTGGATTAAAATAACTTTCTACTAATTGATTTATGTCAACCATATTTGTAATTAGTCTCCAAATTTTTTCAATACCTAATCTTTAAAATCATTAAACAATTATATCAACAATTCCATATTCTACTGCTTGTTCTGCATTTAAATATACATTGACTTTTCTATTGAGCATTTTCTTTAATTGTCTTTTTGTTAAATTTGTTTCTTCTACTAGTGAATTAATATGTTGCTCTTGAATCCACCTTATTTCATCCATTTCATTTTCTAGATTATGAATCGGGCCCCACGGATCCCCAACAGCGCTGTGAATCATAACTCGACAACATTTTCCAATTTTACGTCTTCCTTTTGTTCCCGCGGCCAAGAGCAACACTCCCGCAGACATTACTTTTCCCAGACCATAAGTATCAATGTCACAATCTTCGCGCACAGTTCTCATTGTATCATATATAGCAAACATATCATGAGCCCCTCCGCCCCAAGTAGAAATGTAAAAATCTATTGGTTTATTGATAACTTCTTTTGTGGGGGATTCCGGGTCTGTGGGATCTTCTGGAATTTCTTCGGTACCGGTGCGCTGAAATTCAAATAAAGATTGCATAATGTCTTCGGCCTTATCCTCTGTTAAGTCTCCAAAGAGTTTTGTCATTCGTATCTTGGATGCTTCTGTGGGCGGACTAAGAATATATATAGATGAAGTTTCCTCTTCTTTCTCTTTTTTCTCTTTTATTAATTTCATTGTTTTTTCCTTATTGACATATTGCGCCCTCTTTGCTAGACCATTCTAATATTTTATTTTTTATTATTTTTTTCACTCAATCGATTCTTATAGTGATCATCTAAAAGTTTCATACCTTTTTCCCAGTTATCAAATGATAGCTTAACATAATTAGGTACTGAAGATTGAATATTATTAATACATTGTGCCTTCCAGTTTTCAAAAAATTCGTTATCTGCGATTCGACTTTTTTTAATCTGCTCCGGATCTACATCAGATTCTAACATGGTTTTATATTTAAGTGCTTTTATATAAGATACGTCTTCAGTCACTGTCACAAGAAATGTTAGGACACTGTACTGAAGATTTTGAAAAACGATTACGACTTGTGTTATTCCAAATAATTTAGAAAGGAACTTATAGGCTAATGCCCCGCCTAGAAACCATAGTAATTCGTACATTTAAACCTCAATGGTTGTTATTTACGATTTTTTCTTTTCAGGCGACGACTAATTTTGCCTGCGAGGACCGAAGCCATATCATCGGCGCGCTTCTCTTGAACAATTCGTTTAGTGACACGCCTGTATACTTCTTTCATCAAAAGATCTTCATCGATGTAGTTGACTTCTTCAAGCTCTTCAGGCTCTTCAAGCTCTTCAGGCCCTTCTTCGGCGCCAAGTTCACCAGTCTCTTCGCCGCCAAGTTCTAGGCCTTCGCCTTCTTCTTCTGGTTCCATTTCACCGACTTCGATCTCTTCTGGCTCGGGCATTTCTTCAACTTCTACATCTACACCATGATCAGCTGCAACTTCTTTGAATTTTTCAAGGACATCTCTAGCAAAGGCTTCGACGGAGCCCTCTTCTTCTTCTACTTCCTCTTCGGGAAATTCCAAATCAGCGCCGGGTTCGTCAGGAAGTTCCTCTCCTCCTGGTTCGAGAGGAGGGGCTTCAGCTTCGGCTTCTACCTCTACTTCTTCTTCCCCGGGGACTTGCTCTTGCATTACTTCGGAGTCTTCTTCCAATTCCCCTTCTTTGAGCTTGCCTGCTGGTACTACATTCGCGCCAGGCTTTACTTCTTTTCCGGGGCCATGCCCTTTAGTTTCTTCGGCCAAAAAATCGCCGGATAATACGCCAGTACCAGCCAACTTCATAAAACGTCGAATTGTACCTTCTTTTAATAAGTTTTTATTGTCACTCATCGAATTGCTCCTTAACTTAAGATCGTTCACCAGTGCTTCTGGCTCTTCTCCTAATTAAATAGTTACAAAGCTTTTAAATGTCTATTTTTTTGTAATTTTTGTAATGCTTTGTCTTGTATTTGTTTAATGCGCACAATGCTTAAATCTAAACGATGTGCCACTTCTTCTAATGTAAGATTGCCATGCTTTTTAATAGATAAGAGGCTACAATTAAAATCATCTTTATATTTAATCCACGAGCGGCAATCCTTTTGTGAACAAATTTTGTCTTTCAGTAGACATTCTTCTAAACATTCTTTCATAAATCTGTGTACTCCTTTTCTAAAATATCAAATATGCTTTCAATTTCCCTCGCATCTAGAGAAAATTGTCGTGCAGTCTTTTCTTGGTTTATAAATGCTTTTTTATTTTTTTTTCTAATGTTTTGAGATATTTTCTTTTTTTCTTTTATTTCTTCAATAAAATTCATTATATTTTCATTTTTTGCTATGTATGCTTTAATTACTTCATTAAAAAATTCTTTGATTTTAATATTATCATAGTGGAGTCTGACCTTCAAATCTGCATGTAGTTTAGTTATGCTGTCGAAACAAATTTGTTTTTTATTAGAACCGTAGTCAGACATTTACTTACCTTCTTAATATATGGGTTTTACTTTCATTTAACCCGGCATCTGTCTGGCATATAAACTGTGAACGCGACTGTAACTCTTTAATCGTCCTACAGCCCGAATAAGATAATCCACTTATAATTCCATTTTTTAAATCTTCTAATATATTTTCTACCTTCCCTTTATAAGGAATAGTTATAGATATGCCTTCGTTTGAAGAATGCTGTCCCTTCCAATCAAATTGTGCTTCTTTGCTTGCCATTCCTCTATAAACTTTACTTCTTGTGTGCTTCGACCCAATGATGATATCTCCAGGAGATTCATCAGTGCCAGCTAACATTGAACCAAGCATTACAAAATCTGCTCCAGCCGCAAAGGCTTTAACGGCATCACCGCTAGAACGAATCCCTCCATCAGCGATAATTGTTGCTGATCTATCGGATCGTGCGCACTCAAATATTGTTTGCAAACCGGGGATTCCATGACCTGTTTGTATTCTTGTTGAACAGATGGAACCTCCTCCAATATTGCATCGAATGCTGTCAGCACCCCAATCAGACAAATCATTAAATCCTTTCAAAGTGGCTATATTTCCTGCCATGATGTGAAGTTTATTTCCAAATTCAACTTTTATTTTAGCTATAGCCTCTTTTACTAGAACGTGATGACCATGTGCAACATCAATGCAAATAATATTTGCACCGTTTTCCCAAGCGGCGTGGGCTCTCTTAATAAAACCAGCAGTTACTCCAATTGCGACTGCAATACTTGGATTAATTGTGTTGCTCCTTAAAAAAGAATCATGCAACTCCCTGACTGTTGCCGCCATTTCGTTAATATTATTATATCGGTGAATGATGCCCAAGCCGCCAGCTTGGGACATCGAATAAGCCATAGCGCTCTCAGTCACAGTATCCATAGGGGCAGATATAACTGGAAAATTAAAAAATGTATTCTCATCCAACTCATTTCCTATATCCACCTCTTTTCTACTTCTAATGTCTGAATATTGTGGTACAAGCAGTATATCATCGTACGTTAGCGCTTTTTTAAATTTCATTTTTTACCTCATTTTCTAACTTTTCAATTAATTTATTCAAATACCAGCGGGCTTTCTTTAAATCTTGTAACGATTTTCCTTTGTACTTGTGTCTAGAAACATATTTAATTATATTTCCCTCTGCATAGCCCATCCTCCACGAGTCAATATAATCAAAAGTTTCAATCGCTTTTTCACCAGCCCAATTTACATTATAATGTTTTGGATGATCAATGCTATCGGTCATTTTTCCTCTTTATTACATTCTGAGTGACACGGTGTAGGAACAGGGCACTCAACTTCACAGTTATTTTGCGGAGCTTCTACTTTTGGTACGGATTCTTTGGCAAAATAAAATATCGCACAAATGATGAATACAATAGCCATAAAAGCTAATACGACTGCTATTTCTTCTTTTTTTAAAAATTTCATTTTTTATTTTTGTCCTCCAAATGTTTTTTAAAATCTTGTATAATGTTTACCGCCTTATCCCAACAACTGGGACAATATAAGCGCACAACATTTTTCTGTTGGTTTACAACTACATTCCAAGTTGTAACTTGCTCTTTGTTCATTTTATCAAATGGTTCTTCACATGTTAAACAATTATTAGGAAGTTTTCCAAATAATGCAATTTTAATTGCCATTTCCTTTTCTGCGTTCTTTTTTTCTTTATTCGCCTTCTTCCGACTGAGCTTTCTTTTTAATGATGACATGTTATTTTTTGTTATCTCCCATATAATACATAACCATAAGTATTATACTTGCAATTATGAATATTTTTGTTTGCAGCCATGAACAAGAGGGGGGTCATTATCTGCTTCCAGTAGAGCCAAAACCGCCTGTGCCGCGCTGCGCATATTTATTTAAATTATCCTTAAATACCTCTTCAACCCCGCAATGGATGATTGGTACCAATACCGCTTGAGCAATTTTATCACCCGCCTTGATCACTTGTGTTTTAATACCAATATTGTGAAGATTAATATATATTTCTCCGTCGTAACCAGGGTCTATAACGCAAGCTCCGACTAAAAGCTGTCTCTTCGAAGCAATTCCTGATTTATTTTTGATTTCTAACATATATCCATATGGTATTTCTATTTTTATTCCAGTCGGTAACAACCGTGATTCTCTTGGCGGGATAAAAAAATCTTTTGTGCCATCATATAATTTCTTTTCTCCATCTGGACAATAAAACAAATCCATGCCAGCATCTATTTGATATGCTCGAACTGGCAACTTTGCTTCTGACCTAATTTTATAAACTTTTAAATTCATTTGCTCTCCGAGGTTTCTAATCTTTTGCAAGCTATATTATAAAACTCTTCATCTAATTCAATTCCAATAAAATTTCTATTGTTTTTTTTGGCTGCAATTGCAGTTGTGCCAGCCCCTATACAACTATCCAAAACAACAGCTTTTTCATTAGTATAAGTTTTAATCAAATACTCAAATAAGGCCAAGGGCTTTTGAGTCGGGTGAAGAACTTTTCCTTCACTTTCAGCAGTTTTAAAATATTGCACGGTGCGCGGATAACGAAGCCCTGTATCATTTTTCACAAGAATGGAAGTTTGTTTTCCATAAACGTCAGTAGGTCTGTGAGCTTTACCCTTGTTATAGGGAGTGCCTTGCCACATTTGAGGATTTAAATAGCCTGTAGCTTTCGATTTTTCCCAAATCCAATTGTATTTGAATTCTTTAATATTAGATTTAATCAAAGTGGTGGTAAATGGTTGTGCAGATGTTAACACCTTTGCTGCATTAATTTTGGCTATCCTGTTGTAGTGACACCAGAGTTCTTCTAAATCTATAATTGTGTCCCACTTGCATTGCGTTGTACCATAAGGTAAATCACATAAAATCATATCTATGGAATTATCAGGGATATCTTTCATCACTTCTAGACAATCGCCTAAAATTATTTTATTCAAAAACTGCAATATTTTTTCGCCACCCCTCGAACATATTTATAATATTTTTAATATAGTACTCTAGCTTATTTTTATTTAAAGGCTTAAAGTGTTCTTTTCGCCATATAGGCTTACTGCTGTTCCTCTTCCCGTCAGTCAGAAAAAAAACATCATCGATATATCCCTCGTCCATAATAAAATCATAGGACTCCTGTTTAACAGAATTTTCAATTGCTAAAATAGAAGAAGAAATATTATTGTTATTATAATATTTTTTAATCATCCTGCAATCATCTGACGCTCTGATCATATAACATCTATCCAAGTAAGCTTTGCATTCTTCAATGTGAACTAAATTACCATTAATGTATTGATGACGGTCAACTTGCATTTCAATGCAATTTCCATTTTCATTGTTACATTTAATCTTTAATTCGTCCCCCTTTCGGCTTTGAAACTTTATGTTAAAAACTTTAGAATAATATTTTCCTACCAAATTCCAGGCACACTTAGAAATTGATTCTCCTAGCTTTCCGTTCATCGAGCGGATGCGGCCGCCAATATTATTTTGATATGAAATGGAATTAATTTTTTTAATTTCTTCATCATATAAATTTTCTACCTGTGTGCACACATTGTTCAAAAGTTGTTTGTTTGTTTTAATCAATTTAAGCTCCTTTAAAGTTTAAATTTAGTTATTACTTATTTATGATACTAAATATTTTTTGATATGTCAAGCGATTATCCTAACATCCTAAAATTATATTTAATTGACCTTGTACTAAAACCCCATTGTTCATCGTAATCTAGTTTGCTCATGTAAGGACGATTCAAATGGATTTCATCCTTTTCAGGCTTTACACCCCAACATTTAATAGAGTTAAGTGTTGAAGTACTATCAATAACTTTCAATATCCAATATATTTTACCATTCTTGGTTTTCTTTGAAATAATTTCTCTTGGAATGAACCAAGCCACTCCTAAATCATTATCCCAATTGCCCAATGGAGGCACTTTATAATATTCTAGTCTGTCTATTGTCTGTCTATCAACAACCAAGTGCATAGGAAAAATACCAGTTAGAGAAACAAGGTTATTAATTTTCTCTTCATCATTAAATTCTCCTTCTGGCTTGAATATTTCAATATTTTCTTCAAACTTTTTTATATTCTTTGGCCTCTCTACAACAGTAGCAGACCAAAAATGTTTAAGGCCTGTAAATCTATTGTCTACCAAGCTATTTAGGCCGCCGCTTCGTGCTAAAACATCTAATGCTTTTTTATTTAATTTGCCATAAATGATGTCTTTGTTAAAGAGAAGTTCTTCAACGGTTTTAAAAGGCCTGTTATTTATAATTTGTTCGATTGCCTTATCTCCGAGCCCCTTTAACGAAGTCAAAGGTTGAATCAGTGTTTTGTTATCCTCTGCAATTTCCCAAACAACGCCAGAAGTATTTACATCTACTGAATCAATATTGAACTTAAATTTTCGTGCTAGATTAATTGCTTTTTCTTTTCTTGTCTCTGGCTCTTTGTCCAGGAATGCCGCCATCCATTCGGATGGATAATAATTAAACAACCATGCACATTGATAAGAAAGAATAGAATAAGAAACTGCATGAGATTTATTAAAACCATATCCTGAAAAATATTCAAATTTTCTCCACAGGGAATCTGCTGCTTTTTCGGTCATCCCCTTTTCAAGACACCCAATTAGGAACTTTTCTTTAATTTTTGATTTTTCTTTTGCTCCCTCTCCAGTTCCCTTCTTGGTTAAAAGCTTTCGGAGTTTGTTGCCCTCATCCAAGCTAATGTCTTTTCCAAGCCTATGTGCTAAAAGTGCAATTTGCTCTTGAAAGATCAAGAAACCATAAGTTTCTTTAGTGATTTCCTTTACAATATCATTTTCGTATCTTATTTTGCCTGGATTTTCCTTCGCCTCAACGTACAACTTATCCACTTCGGCGCCAAGAGGGCCAGGACGATAAATAGAAGTGACTGCAGCAATGTTAATTATGTTTTTTGGCTTTGTCTTTTTACAAAACTTTTGTGCCCCTGTTTCTGTAAACTGAAATATTCCAGCCCACTTTCCTTTATGAAAAATATTATTGTACACTTGTTTATCGGCCAGATCAATTTTGTCTGGGTGCAGCTTCTCGTTATAATATTTTTGTATATCTCGAAAAGTTGGGCTTTCATTACCGTGATGTCTTTTAAGAATGTGACCAATTGCACATTCAATCATCTTTAATGTTGATAGTCCGAGAATATCAAATTTAATAAAACCCATTGGCTCAAGATGTCTGACATTCTGACCTTCTGACCACGGCGTTTGCGTGATTCCTCCACTATTAATCAACGGCATATATTTATCTAAATTTTCGCCAATGACAACGCCGCCTGCATGTCTAGATACAGAGCGTGTTTGTCCATACAAAACATTGATATGATTAGCAACCTGGGGATATTTTGCTAGGAAGTTCTTGAGTGAATCTGAATATTCCATCACTTCTTCAAAAGTTGGTGTATAAACTCCAGACTTGATCCCGTGTTTTTTCTTTGCTAACGGCGTTGCTTCTTTCATCATCCGCGCTGTTACAGGGTTAACTTCTGTAAAAGGGATTTCATAAAATTTTGAAATATCTTTGATTAAGGATCGAAGCTGTAAAGTATTAAAGTTAGAAATTGGTACTACTGTGCTGCGGCTCCATTCTTCAATTAATAACTCTTTTAACTCCATCGGATCTGAAACATCATAATCAATATCAGGGTATTCTTTTGTATCTTTTCGAAGAAATCTTGAGAAGAGAAGATTATATTTAATCGGATCTACTTGAGTAATCCCTAGGGCATACGATACAAGCGATCCGGCCGCAGAGCCGCGGCCCGGGCCTGTAATTTGAATTGAATTTGCTTTGTTTGCAATGGCATTCATCGTAAGAAAGTATTTGCTAAACCCTCTGTCATCAATAACGTGCAACTCTTCACGTAGCCTGTCTACATATTCTCTATTCGTGTGCAAGTTTAATATTCTTAGCCCGTCTAAACAAAGCTGCGAGAGTGCCTGGGAGGCTGTAAATCCGGCGGGGACAACAAAGTCGGGGAGTCGTACTGTATTATCAGGTAAAAACGATTCTATACGGTCGTGAGCGATCCTATGAGTCTCTGTGATCGAAGCCATTATCAAGTCATCGTCATATGTTACTCCGCAGCCTGCAGAATAGTTTTTATAAGATTCCCACATCTGTTCGCCATTCTTTGGGTACAATTCATACCCAATTTCTTCAACTCCAATTGGAAGTTCAGAAGACATCCAGGAAGGCATCCCGCCTTTTCCTAACCACCCCAATCTTTTGTAAAGTTCTCGGTCTTTCCAGGCAGTTTGCGAAGGATAGTGGCTGTCCGCAGTAGAAATTAAATCAAATCCATACTTTTCTGATGACTGAATAATATATTTGTTTAATTCGTGCTGTTCTGGAATATTATTCCATTGAAGTTCTCCATACCACCTGTCTCCAAATATATCCATCATTTTATGAGTAGTTTCTCGCATAGCATCTAAAATAGCATTTTTGCCTTGCTCTCTATTTTCCCAATAATCTCCAGCATATATACCCCCCAGACATGCACTAGCGGCAATGACTCCTTCATTGTGTTTTTTTAACATTTTGTAATCTACTCTCGGAAAACGATAGAAGTTTTCTTTTGAATAAGATTTGGAAACCATTTTAAAGATATTATTTAATCCTGTTTGATTTTGTGCTAAAAGAATTAAATGTCGTCTACGATTTAAAATATTTTTAACTACTTTTTTGGAGGCGCCTTCATCTTCAATTGTGGTTGCTGATCTTGAATCATCGAGAGATGTTTTAGATTTTTTATCGGCTCTCGCTTTTTCATATTCTTTTTTCCATTCTGATAAACTTGGTAAGAAATATGCTTCAACGCCAAAAATAGGCTTAAAATTTTTATTTTCTTTTTTCATCTTTTTGGCATGCAAAACTTGGTATGCCATTCCGTTCATGTTGCCATGGTCGGTGAGCGCTAGTGCATCACAACCATTTTCATAGGCAAAATTCATATGCTCTTGTGGATATCCTAGCCCATCAAAGGGTGATCCTATGCCACTATGTGCATGTAAACCTACAAAAGGTATTTTATTGTTTTTCATTGTCTTCTCCAATAATGTTCCACTCATGATATCCTAACACATCCCCTGGGGGCCTGTCAAGATTTTTATCGCTGCTTAAATATTTTCTCAATTCTTCCCAGCTATCTATTTTGTAGTACCAAACTAGCTCAACTTTAGTATCTTTCATCTTAACATATTTAAATACTTTGTCAAGTTGAAAAAATCGAGCAGACCATCTTTCTTCAACCGGGATTCTTTTTTTTGCGTCATATTCTAAAAATTCGCCGGTACCTTCTTTTCTAATAATTTGGCGCGCCTCTTTAAAATCTTCAGAATCAAAAGTAAAGGCTAGGTATTCATTATCTTTCACATTTTTGTTTTCAAAAGAAATGTGAAAATCTTTTTTACTTGATATCTTATTTCTGTACGGAGTTACCACTTCTGGATCGTATATGCCGTATGGAAAACAAGCATAATATTTATCTGGTATGACCCATTTGCTTATTGTTTTACTTAACCAATACGCAGTGAGCGCTCCGTACAAAACACTCCAAGCTAAACAATCTCTTTTATCTCTATCTTTTGAATGAATTGGGACATAATATAATGGAATAACTCTTTCGTGTTCTGTCGGAAATGTTTTACGAGGAAGATTATGTCGTTGAGGATCCTGGACATAATCACCCAGACGATATCTTATTAAGGGTTGCATGTCATCGTGGCAAACAATCCATATTGTTTCACAGCCTGCGCATGCACATTCCCAGACGGCGCGCTCAATAGCTAAATAATTTTTTCCGATTGGTTGCATACAGTCATGCCAAGGAAAATCAAAATCTAATTTTTGTCCAGCTACTGGAATTATTCCGGCCAAATGAAAACTATTTCTAATTTGTGGACCTTTTTCGATCATTTAAACTCAATTTTTTCTGTTTTTTCGTAGAAATTCATTTTTGCTTTTCTTATTTCTCTTCGTTCAACTTCTAATTTGAGAGCGTAATGATTTAGGCCGCCGCACTTTGCTCCTCGTATGCCCTTTTCTTTTAATAGGTGGAATACCTTAAATTTTGCACAAGTATCAGAATATTCAAAATCTTCTAAATGAGGTTTTTTTAATAAAAGTATATTTCATTTACAAAAAGATCTTCAGTCTTAAAATGCTGGTAGGGGTGAGTTTCACAAGAACGTGCAATCATCCAATCTAGCACGATAAAATCTTCATTTTCTTTTTTTGGCATTGGAAGTCCACTGACGTTTTCATCATCAAACACTATAATTTTATCGTAAGTAAATTTTATTACTCTTGCATCTTTGGTGGAAACCGCGATCTCTTCTTCTTTGATTCTAACAGAATTTGCTTTATCGCCCACTAGATTAAGGCCATTTAATGATAAGATAAAAAATAATTGATTCCACAACTCCAAGGAGCTTTTAGAATTATGTTTTTCAAATTGGTGAGGTCGCTCTAATCTATTAATTATAATTGGTATATTGTTTTCATGAGCGTATAGAAGGGCATGTAATCCCCCCCCAACGATAATTTTATCATAATGATATTTTGATAATTTTATTAACACCCATCGAGCGCGGTGATGACTCTTCTAGCTTTCTTTACGTCGCGGTACCATATTTTAAGCAATTTATAATTGGAAGGCACTTTATTACAGTTGGTGCTATTATTCTTTTTCATCCCAGTTGTAGTTACTCGTGGCCACGAAGAAATCCATTTCTTTTTTTCAGTTTGTTTTTTACATGAATTATTTTTTTCAATAATATTACGCTGTTTAATCAACGAATTCATCCACTCGTATGCAAATTTTTTATAATTCAAAAAATGATAATGCCCCATTTTAATAATACGAGATTTGCCGGTTGGCCAACCGATCACACCAGGAATAGCATAAACACCGTGTTTACAAGCGGCGGTAATCAGTATTCCCTTTAAGCTGTTGGGAATATTATATATTTTAAAAAATTCTGATTCAATTTTAATCAAATCCTTTAGAATATTCACTTCAATTTCCCGTGGGTCCATTAGCGGACAGTTATAACTAGCCATCTCTTCTAATTCAGAATCTACAATGTCTGATTTTTCATTGTGTGTAATACTAGGGGGCGCCATTGCAATCATTACCCCAATCAAAAAATTCACCATAATTTTTGTTCTCCTTTGTACACAATTTATTTTAAATTATGCTATTTCTTTTTTATAGTAAAAAATACTGTTTCTTTTTTATTCGTTTCATTTCTTTCTTTATTTTTTTAGCGTATCTCTGAACCCTTTTAGAATAACGCCAACCGCCGTGTCTCCTATTGTATCGTCGGCCGCAAGTATACCCAGCATTATATCCACAAAGGCCTTTTGATAATTTGCCCTTTCCATATCGAACAATCCAACGTCTTAAAGTTTTTACGCCGGTTTTAATACTAATGTGTGGGTCTTTTAACTGTCTACAACTTCGTCTAGGATTTCTTGTATATCTTGGAAGCACTTGTGTTAGGCCACAAGCGCCTGCTCTACTAACTGCTGTAGGTTTCCATCTACTTTCAAAACGTATTAATGAAACCATAATTACAGGATCAATATTGTGTTTTTCGGAAATTTTAACTGTGTAGTCTGTCCAACCGCATGCAAATTCTGCACGAGGCATACCAATGTTTATAACTGCAATACATAAAAGTTCGCCCAATGTCATTTTTTTATTCCTTATTTTAAGAGATTTTAATTAAATTTTACCACTTTAAGCCTTGACGGCTTTTCATCAGTGCTTCAATCCAAGATCTAGGTTGAGAGGTTTTTTTCCTTTCTTTTAACTGAAAGTGTTTTCCTTTTACTCTCGACCAAAAATCCGAATCTCTTGAGACAGTTTCTACGCTTGACCACGGCCCAGCCCAAGAATCCTGTACTTGTTCACCATCTTTATTATAAGCATTAATGATTTTTGTTTCTTTGCCTCTGGCAGTCGTCGCTGTCTCACCGAATATAAATGCCTCTTGGTTATATTTTCTAGACATTTCAACGGCAAAGTCAAATAAAGCATCCGGTGTGCTTTCTTCTACGCCCTCTCCTCTTCCGTGAGTCGTAGCCATGAGACTATTTTCGATTACATAAACTGACTCCTCAAACTCGGGTTTAAGGTTCTCGCCAGCTTCAAGATCAGTTTCTGTTTCGGTTGTTTCTCTGAAACCTCCCTCTAGTCTGGTAAAAGAAAAACCCGCACTAGCAAAATCTTGTTTCATCTGCTGATACATTCTTCTGTTTTCCGCGCCGCTTCTTTCGTGACGGTCAGAAGACACAATCACAAATGAGTTTCCGCCTTCGATGTGGCTTCTTACTCTATTGTAAGAACTCATTTCCTTTAGAATGCTTCTTTCTTTCATGACACTCTTGACTATATCATATATTCTTTCTTTTGAAAAGGGTTTTTTCCTTGTTATCTCTTTTATGTTTTTAATAAAGTCCATAAACATAATTCTCTAATACTAAATAGTAAGTTTCTCCCTTAAGAGATATTTTTTGCACCATGCTTTCTTCTACTACGATATTTCGACTGACATAAGATTCGTCTACCTTTTCACAATCAGGTGCACAGCAAATTACTTTGTATGACCCAAATTGACTTTTTAATTTATAATCATCAGGCACTAACACTAAAGAATCTTCTTTGGGTTCTTCCTGGTCGACCTTTTCAATTAATAAATGTCGATTAAGGGGTTCAAACATTTTTTTTTCATCTAAATTTAACTCGTTCATATTTTCTCCTATCTGGTTTCGCATGCGCCAGCAACACATGCTAGTTCTCCGGTTAAGTTGGTGTTGTCGTCGTTTTCAATAATTTTTGTCACATCAATCGATTTTAATGCTCTAACTAGTTGTTCATATTCTTTTTTCATGCAATCTTCGAATGGAGCTTGTTTATAGTTGCCCCCGTCATGCGGTAGCACGCTTAAGCCGTTATAGCAATTTCTGTTTTTCCACATCCACTCTCTAACTTTATCCCATTCGCTCTCTCTAATATTTATTGTAGCAGAAACGTTATGAGAATTTTGCCCCCTTTTATGGCCGTTTCCAACCCACTCCTTGCTCACTTTCTTTATTCTATTTAATAGGTCTATAACAGATTCATAACGAGTAATGGCCTCGGCTGGTGCTTTTTGTGGCACACTAATAATAGCTGTATCATGAGGTCTAAAATATTCATCTTGAATCAACTCGGGATGGTAGCGAGTTAAATAAGAATAAATGGCTTCATCTTTTCCCACTCGAATTCTGCGAATATAATAATTGCTATGCCATGCATGAATTCCGCTGGATGTACCCAATGTCAAGGAAGTGGTGCCAGCTGGTTTAACGCACGTAGTCCTTCTTGCGGACTTAATGCCGATCAATTCAGCAACTCTTATATTTTCTTTTTTAACCTCTTTTGCAGCTTTATTCATATCTAATTTTAAAACTTTGCCAGAAGCAATGCCAGTCATACTAACACCTATCAAGGCGTCTTTTTCAGTGTTCCTACGCCAAATGTCTCTTAAATAATGAAAATCAGTATAACTAGCTTGTAGTGTTGCAATAAATGTGGCGGCCCTTGCTCTCGCTTCATATTCTTCTTGTGTTCGCAGATCACTAGCATTAATTTCTGTTAAATTGCAAAATTGATACGGGCGCAATCCAATTTCACAACACGGATTTGTACCCCAATCTTTATCATTTGTAAAATAAAATCCTGGCTCTCCTGCACCGCTGGCCCGGGTTCTTTCCCATAATTTATCAAAATATTCTTTTGTAATTCGATGTCTCATTATAACAATGGAATTGTTAGCTCGGCCGCGTTGAGAGTGTTTTTCCCACCAATTGCCTGTTTTGGCAGCTAGCATCTCATCATCGTCTGCACTGAATAAAGATATAAGAGCAGCCCTTCGAATCCCGCCAGCCAGCACTGCATCAGCAATATAACAAACAATGTCATGTACTTCAATTGTATCAAGCTTGTCACCATTTTCTTTTTGATTTAAAACACCCTCTATTTTTACGAGACATTCTC